ACATTATCTATTATCTTATTGATAGTTGATATATTATTACCATTTTCAACGCTTATGATTAATCTATATGAAAACTCTTCTAATAACTTTTGATCCAATTTGAATTTTTCTTTATCTATATCACCCACAATATTTTTTGTTAAGACCCTTACAATTTTCTTAACTTTGTGTGATTTTCTTTCAAACATATCTTCTTCTATAATACCCATAATAACTTCATCTTGACCGCCATTCTTAATTAAATTAAGTAAACGGGTGAATAATTTATGTTTTTGATCTAATTTATATTTGTATTCTTGTGTATAGTTTTTTTTCATATTTTCAATATTTAGTATAAGCTTATCTACTTCAAATGGATTGATTTCAGATTTAAAGGTTTCATATTTAGAAGTCCCTTTGATTTCTTCTGGATTAATAGGTATCATTCCATCTTTTACAAAAAGACATACTCCTTGACCTTCTTTGTTTTGTATTATTTTTTGTATATTGATATCTAATCTTTTTAGATAATCTTTTACAAAATTAAATTGAGGATAATCTTTTACCTCATAGATTATTTCTAGGTTTTTATTTTCAGGTGTCATTTTAACAGGCTTAATTGGTAATAATATATTTCCATCGTCTCTTTCATATAAAACATGAGTTATTTCTGAATAATTATTAATGTAATGTTTAATCCCTTTATTATCAACATCTAAATATTGAATACGTTCACTCCCTTTTAGCTTTTCTAGATCATTTATAATACGATTAATAATAAAAAAGTGTGATGAAAGGGCTCTTAATAATTCATCATCATCTTTTAACTTACCCATACTTCTCATTGAAAGCTCAAGGAGTAATTTATCACCCTCTTTATCATAGTTTTTACGTATGAGTGATTCAATATCTTTATCATGAATATTATCACAATCTCTTTCAATCCATAACCAACTAGTCTTACTTTTCAAACCTTCTTTTAATTGAGGAGAAACTTGTTTTGTTGTTTTTACAAAAACCATTTCTTTTTTAACCTTACCGATATCTGTAACAACAGAATCACCTTCTTCATCTACAAATTTAGCATAGTTCTTTTTACCACTATTGGGACAATTTTCTACATCATTTTCAATCCATCTTAATTCAGTCCCTTTTTTAACCTTTTTTTCATAGGGTAACCACTCTGTACAATATTTAGCACCCTTTTTACACATACTGGTTAAATTTTTTATTTTGCTTGGTGTAATTCCAGACCTTAAATTTGGATCTCTACCTCTTGGGTATGGAGAAACAAATACTTTTTTTATCGTTTCTTTATTGAAATATTCGAATGTATTAAAGATATTTCTAGATAAAACTTTTACTTCATATTGTTCTTTTAACATATTGACACGATAAACAATCGGTTCATAGTAATGACCATCTTTTATCATAAAACAGTAATTATCACTTTCATTTTGTTCTGTATGTTTCACTTTAATACGTTCATCAAATTTTTCAAATACAATTATGTTGATCTTTTCACTTAATATTGAATTTAAGACTGGTATGATATATTCATCTTTTTTCTCCTCATCGCTTCTTAAGAAATCTATATATGTTTTTAAAGATAAAACCAATGAATACATATAACTAATCTTTGCCGATTTAATATTGAATTTGTCTTCACTCACTGATAATAAACTTGAAAGAGTTTTTCTATCATCTTCGCCAAATCTATTTCTAAAAGATTTCTTATTAGTATATTGTTTCATTTCTTCTTTATCTTCCTTTGTTACATTTTTTTTTCTGAAAAGTTTATGTAATGAGGGACAATACTGATAATATTCTATATTGGAACGAAGAGGTTTTATTATTTCATTTTCTATAAAAGATTTTGAGTCTCCCTTGTAATCTAATAATTCTATTAGAGAATTTATAAAAGAAGATTCTTTAAAAACGTAATCGTTTTCGTTTTGTGCGACACCCTTCCTTATAAATCCATTTGATACAGATAAATTTGGATCATATTCAAAAATCTTATCTTGTGTAAGCATCTCTTTTAATTTTTTAGGTAATTGTGAGCATTGTCCGACACTAATTGGTAGTGTTTCTTTTGTATTTATTTTACATAACTTTTCACTAACTTTTTTGGGACTCTTTTTTATTTCTTTTTTAGGTTTGGGTTGTTCTTCTTCTTCCTCTTGAACCTCTAGTTCTCTCTGAGCATATTCTTTTTCTAATCCTCTTTTTGAAAAGCAGCATGGCAATTGATAACCATCGGGATGAATAATAAGTTTTGAAAAACCAGGTAAGATATGTTTATATGAATCTTCATTTGGAATACCATCCCAATATTTTCCTTTTCTCTCTAAAATAGTATTATTTTCTTTGTTTTGTTTATCTTTAATTATATCTTTTTTATGTTTATCTACATATTCTTTCTTAAGAGGTATTTCCCGAGAAATATCCCAATACTGTGGACAAATATAATTAATATCTTTATTTCTTCTAGGAACAGTTATAGATTTTGAATAAGAGTCTTTACCTGATATAGATGGGTCATAATTATTTATTCTTTTTAATTCTTCTGTTGTAATAGATATGGGATGTCTGTCAATCGCCGCACCACATTGTTTCGCATATCCATATAAATCACCATTTTTTTGTTTTACGGTCCAAGGCTTATCGGGATCAAAGAGTTTTTTATCATTTTCTTTTAATCTTTTAAGATAATATGATCTTAGCGCTGCACCTCCCATTTGACCCCCCCCTTCGGCTGATTCCATAGAACTTTCTTCACTAGCATTTTCCATAGAAGATTCGGAACTTGAAAGTGTTGAACTGTCTGAATCAATATTTGCTAAAAGGTCTTGAACATTAACCCTTTCTACCTCTTCGTCAATAATTTCACTCTTTACATTGAGTGTATCATCTTTAAAAAGAGAACCTAAAAACCTTTCTTCAAAGATTTTATCATCATTAACAAATTTTTTAAATAAAGACATAATTACTTTTGTTAAAGATGTAATCCTTTGAAATTCCATGAAGCTTTTCATATTCCTTACTTCAAATTCTACATAGTTGCTACGAACAGATATTGTTATATCGGGAGTATCTTCATCAACGACGGTTGTTTTTCTATACTTTTCTTTTTCACTTTCAATTTCTTTGATTGAAGATATTTCTTGTCTTACAAAATCAGGTGTCACATTAAATACTTTTGTAATATCATTGATAATTTTATTTTCTTCTTGATATACTCCCTTGTTTAAGTATACAGTGATAAGAGATTGAATTGTATTTGAGTTTGTAAAGTTAGATGATCTATTATATTGAAGACCAATTATATTTGCGGGTATATTTTCATCATCCTCTTCATTCATGTATCTAAAAAACATCGAAAGATTATTACATACTTTTCTCAAAATTGGAATAAATAATTTTGTTTTTTCGCCTTTTACGAAAGGTGGTAGTAATTTATCCTCTTCTCTTTTTTCATCTTCATTTTCTATACCATTTTTTACTTCATATTCACTTTTTTTGTATGATATTTTTGCATCAATAAAATCAATCGTTTGTCCAAAAAATATTTCTTCTATCTCTTCATCTGTACCAAAATCAATTAATTTATCTTCTGAATATTTTTTTTCATTGTTTAGTTGTTTGATAAGATCATTACAAGATTTAATAAGATCTATTATTCCTTTTTTTGATGTAATGCCTTTGTTTTCTTTGTCTTTTTTAATGATAAAATCAAGAGTTCCATCTATATGAATAGCAAAATCACAATAAAATCCTTCTTGAGAAAATATTTTAAATGAAATTATATCTTCTTTGTGAATTACATCATATCTATTTATTTTTTCTAGTGAACGCTTCTTACTCCTATATAAATCTTTGATCCATTCACGACATGTTGGAAAATCTACACCAATATTTTCACTCGTTTCATCATACCCTTCATAAAGGATAGAATCTTTATAAAGCTTATAATATTTATTATCATTATTACCACTGACCCATTTTACAAAAGGAACAAGTTCGTTAAGTCTTAAATCTGTGAACAATTTAAAAAGATCTACTGTTAAACTTTTTTCTTGTCTTTTTGTCTTTTTAAAATAGTTGATGACCGCTTCATCACATGTATGTGTTTTATCTATATTTCCATGGATTAAAAGATTACCTCTGGTATAAAAATTTAATCTTTCTTTTTCTTTTAAAAATTCATCTTTTTTATCATCTGTTCTACCAATAATTGTTTCCATTTTTTCATTTATAAGATGAGGCCAATATTTATTGATGATCTTTGTTTTAAAATCATTTAAATCATGATCATCATTATTACATTTTTTAAAATCAATTGTATTTAATTCGTGTTGATCAATGAAATCTTCAAAGTTGATAAAATAGATGATATTATCTTTGATATCAAAGTTTTCAATGAGTTCTTCATATTTTTTTTCAATGATATTTAATCCATCTTGTTTTTTTTCTTCTTCAAAGATATCACATAAATCTTTTGTTAGTAAATCATTGGAATGCCAAACTTTTTCATCTTTATATTCAAATCCTAGAGAGAGTGTTTCTCCTGAATTATTAAAGTATGAGGCATAAATATATTTGTAAGACTCAAAATCTATAGGACTACAATGATTTGATATTTTTTTTAATACAGTTTCTGTAGTATCATCTTCATATATCATTTGATCAAAAATAAAGACATGTTCAAAACCTTCTTTAGATAGTGGAAAGAGTTCTTCAATGATATCTTTATCACCTATAAATCCCTTTAACTTTTCAATATTTGTTTTATTACATCCTTCAAAAAGGTCTCTTTTACCATTTTTAATATTTTCGTAAATTTTACCGATTAAGGTATCAAAGATGTGAACACGATTGACTTGTTCTGGAAGTTTAAATGATTTTTTTTGAGATTTATCTTCTTTTACTGATATCTTACGTGAAACTTTATCTATAGTTCCATATAAACGTTCTCCATTTTTCAACCATGTTACTTTATCACCTTTAGAGAAACCATTTTCTATAAAGTAAATACTTAAAAAAACAAATACTTTTTTCTTTTTTAGTGAACAACACTTGTATATCCTTTTAGGGATATCGTGACTATTACAGAAATTAGTATCCATATATATTAATAGTTATAATATTATTTTTTAAAATCATACGGTGTGGTTGTTATTTCCATACCACAGTAATCTACATTATTTTCATTATAATTAACAGGATTGTATATATTTATTTCATTTGCTTTCTTAAGTAAGAAACCCATGTTATCCCAGAATTCAGGTTCATGACCAACACTTTCTGTCATAATGTGCGCCAACTCATGAATAGCTACAAACATAACGGTATTATCTTCTATAAATTCTTTTGATTCGCCTTTTTTACGTATACATAATGCTATTTTTTCTCCTTTATTTAATGAATAGGATGTATATTTTGAATTTTCTTCTGTTTCAGAAAGAGTATCTGGATTATATTTATTTTTCAATCTGTCTATGCCTTCTCTTTCATCTACATCGAGGGAATCAATTAATTTTTGTATTTTTCCATTAATAACAGAAAGTTTTTCAGCAGCTTGTTGAGAATTTTCAAGATCTCTTACAAAATACTCTTTATTATCATTTTGTGATACCCTTTTTGTTATATTCTTGTTAGCATATATATTTTTAAGGATTAAAAAAATAACTAAAAAACTACCAAAGAAGACGACAAAATTATCCATCCTTTATTTTATCTTATATTATTATTCTAAATTTGAATGATTATATGATTTAAAATCAATACATATAATTATACTATAATGGAAGATAATCTCGTATTTCATATCATCGATATACAATCTGATGATGTGCCTATTGGTGGTGACTTTTGGGATAGAGAATTTGTAATTACCTTTTATGGTAAAACTAAAGAGGGACTAAATGTTGTTTGTAATGTAGGTGGGTTCAAACCTTTCTTTTACATTCGTGTTGTTAATGGTTGGACTGAAACATATGCGAAGAAGTTTTTAGAAAATGTAACCAAATTTGTAAAAGGTTATAAAACAGGAGTTAAAAACAACTGGAACGGAAATTATGATCAGGTAGAAAAAGATTCTTTCAAAAACTTTTATGGATTTAATTATGACCACGATACAAAAAAGATAATGAACTACAAATTTATCAAAATAAGCTTTGATACATATGGAGATATGAAAAAGTGTATTTCAGCTATCACATCATTTTACAAGTATAATCTAAAACATATTGATGAAGGTAAAATATGTTTTGGTTTTAATGGAAGTGAACCTAAATTGGAAACAGCTGATCCTAAATATATCAGTTGGTTCCATCAGTCTCATAATTGCGATTGTGATAGCAACATGTATGAGGCTAAAATTCATCCAATGCTTCGCTTTCTACATGCGAAGAACATAAAATCTTGTGGATGGGTATCTGTAAAAGCTAAAAAGGATCGTTGGATTGATGATGATAGTAAATCATTTAATGTTGATATTGAAATCAATAATCTTAAGATGAAAGATATTGATCCATATGAAAATGAAACTATTCCAGGATTTATCACAGCATCTTTTGATATTGAATGTGATTCATCTCACGGAGATTTTCCTGATCCAGTAAAAGACTTTAAAAAAGTAGCCATCGATATTCACGAATCATATTTTAGAAATTCAATTAATTTGAGTCCTGTTCCTATAAAATGTAAGTTCTTTAAAAATTGTTTGACAGATTGTTTTAACGAAGGTTCTAATGATGTTCAAAATATCTATACAAATAATGGTATTTACTCTCAAAAAAGCTTTGATAATGTCATTGAGAAAATAAACAATCAAAATTTCTTTGATGACCTTGATAATTCTAAAGAATCATCAAAAACCCGTGAATTAATCATTGAAAAGATGACTAAAATATTCAATGGTTTTGAAAATGATAAAGGTGAAAAGATAGAAATAAAAGGTGATCCAATCATTCAAATTGGAACTGTGTTTCATCGTTTTGGAGAAACATCGTGTTTTGAAAGAGTAATGGTTATTATTGGAAATGAAGATAAACCAGATGAAAAAATATGTGATGATATTCCAGGTGTTAGAATCGTTGAGTGCCGTGATGAAAAAGAGCTTTTGCTAAAATGGAAAGATGTTATATTATATTATAATCCTGATATTATTACAGGATATAATATCTTTGGTTTTGATTTTGATTACATTAATAAAAGAGTTGACTATCTATTTCCATGTTGTGCTAAATGTAAAAAGACTAAAACATTTTCAAGTTGTGATAAAGATTGTCCTAAAAATGACTTTTACAGACTTGGTCGTTTAATGAGAAACAGGGATTCTGACATTGTAAGTAAAGAGGAATTGGAACGTATTCAAAGTAAGGACGAAACAATTACAACGTTGAAGTCACTTCGTTCCTATAACAATCATTGGGAAAAAAAGTGTCAGGTTCAGTCAAAACAACTAAGTTCATCTGGTCTTGGTGATAATGTTCTTAAATATATTTCTATGGATGGTCGTATTGTATTTGATATTCAGAAAGAGATTCAAAAAGGTCATCTTCTTGAGTCTTATAAGCTGGATGATGTATCTGCATATTTTATGAAGGGGAAAATTAAAAATGTTAAAAATGCTAAGAGAGATGGAAAATATGGTGTGAATATGAATGTTAGTAGTGTTGGTAATCTCAAAGTTGGAGATTATATAACTATTAAGCTTAATACAAAGTTTGGATCATTCAAGTTTCTTAATGGTAAGAAATTTAAGGTTGAACTCTTAGATGTAGATGATAAAAATATTTACATATATGAAACAAGAGTAGGGGGTATAAATAAAAAATATAAAGATTCACTTATTTCATATGAGTGGTGTTTAGCTAAGGATGATATATCCCCTCAGCAAATCTTTGACAAGCATAAGTATGGTGGAAGTAAAGGTAGAGCAGAAGTAGCTAAGTATTGTATTATGGATTGTGAACTTTGTATCCATTTACTCCTACAATTGGATATGATTCCAAATAATATTGGTATGGCATCTGTATCGTGGGTTCCAATTTCATACATTTTCCTTCGTGGTCAAGGTATCAAAATTAATTCAATTATCACTAAGGTATGTTCTGAAGAAAAAACACGTATTCCGACATTGGTTGGTTTTAAAGATGGACAAAATGATGATGGTTTTGAAGGCGCAATTGTTTTAGATCCTAAGCCAGGTATATATTCAGATGATCCTGTAAGTGTTTTGGATTATGCTTCACTTTATCCTTCATCTATTATAGAAAAGAATTTATCACATGAAACATTTGTTGGAACGGAAGAAGATATTAAAAATAATCCTGATCTTATAAAGGTAATTGAGGATAATGGTGGGTTTGATAACTTCTGGGCAATTGAATATGATGATTATATAAATGAGAAAAAAGGTAAAACAACACATAAGAAAAAAGCAGATACAAAAACAAAATGTTATTTCTTGAAAAATAAACGAACTGAAGATGATAAGATTATAAAAGAATCAATGGCTATTATTCCAAAAGTATTACAAACATTCCTTGATGCTAGAAAATCTACACGTAAAAAGATTAAACTTACAAAAGATGAAAATAAAAAGAAGGTTTTAGATGGTTTCCAGTTAGCATATAAAGTTACAGCAAACTCTGTTTATGGTCAAATGGGTGCTAAAACAAGTCCAGTATTCTTTAAGAAGATAGCAGCATGTACAACAGCGATTGGTAGGCAAAGGATAGATGATGCCAGTATTGGTGTTAAAAGATGGGCTAAAGAAGCAGGTTATGATGAACCAGACATTGTTTATGGAGATACAGATTCTGTCTTTGTAAAATTCTCTAGAAAAGATAAAGATACTGGAAAAATACTCGAAGGTAAAGAGGCATTACGTTATTGTATTGATTGTGGAGTTAAAGCAGGAGAGTGGGTAACAAAAAATATGTTACATCATCCACAAGATCTTGAATATGAAAAAACATTTTATCCATTCATTCTTATAGCAAAAAAGAAATATACGGGAGATAAATATGAGTTAGATCATGAAAAACCGAAAGAAAGAACTTCTATGGGTATTGTTATGAAGAGAAGGGATAATGCCCCTATATGTAAGTATGTGTATGGAAATGTAATTGAAATTATTATGAATAAACGTAGTGTTGACTTAGCGATTGAATGGTTGAAAAAAACACTTCAAGAAATTAAAGATGGTAAGATGGATAAAAGTTACTTTATCATATCAAAATCTTTGAGAGGATTTTACAAAAATCCTGAAGGTGTAGCTCATAAAGTTCTGGCAGATAGAATGGCTGAGAGGAATCCAGGTAACAAACCAAAGCCAAATGACCGTATTCCATACGCTTACATAAAACTAAAAGATACCGATCTGTATGATTATAATAACCTTTACAAGAGTGGTGCTAAAAAAGGTAAGCCAAAACCTAAAAAGGTATTACAAGGTAATCGTATAGAGAATCCAGATTACATTCAAGAAAAACGTTTAAAACTAGATTATGATTTCTATATCTCTAATCAGATAATGAATCCAGTGAAGCAAGTCCTTGATTTAGAGAAAGATGAAAATGAAACAAAAGCATTCTTTTCTCAATTTATAGAATCTATATAATATCTTCTTGTAAAGTTAATTCATTAATATTTTTTTCTTTTATATTATAATATTATAACAATGGGTGGTGGAATAATGCAATTAGTAGCCTATGGAGCACAAGATATTTATTTAACAGGAAACCCACAAATCACATTTTTCAAAGTTGTTTACAGAAGACATACTAATTTTTCTATGGAGACGATCAAACAAAATATTAGTGGTCAGTCTTTTATAGGTATTGATAATGTAAACAATAAAGCTACTGTAACTATTTCTAGAAATGGCGACTTGGTTACAGGTGTTTTTGTATTAGCAAAACAGAGAGATTCTAATAATACCGTTGGTTTGTGTGGAGATAGTATTATTGAAGATGTAGAAATAGAAATAGGAGGTCAAAGGGTTGATAAACATTTTAAAGAGTGGAATCAAATATGGAGTGAATTAACTACACCAGTTTCAAAGACAGATGGATATAAATATATGTCTGGTTCTTTTAATAATAATTTAGTTACTGGGGGAGATACAAAACAAGATATGATCCGTTATCCCCTAAACTTTTGGTTTTGTCGTAATCCTGGATTAGCTTTACCATTAATAGCACTTCAATATCATGAGATACAAATGAAATTTACATGGGGTGTTGGTTTTTATAATAGTTCTAAAAATGATAATTTAACAAGATCAAGTCAAAGCCTTACAGCGCAACACACTGTGGAAGTTTGGGGAGATTATGTCTATCTCGATACAGATGAGAGACGCCGTTTTTCTCAAGTTTCTCATGAATACTTAATTGAACAATTACAGGTACAAAAAGAAAAAGATGTATCTTCTGAATCTTTTAAATTAAACTTAGAACATCCTATTAAAGAAATTATATGGACTACACCAACAGATAAACCTATGACAGATCATAAGATAAAGTTTTCAATAAACGGACACGATAGGTTTTATGAAAGAGACAAAGAATATTTTATGTTAGAACAACCATATAAATATCATACATCTATACCAGGATATAACATTAAAGAAAGAGAGGAACCCGTTTTATTAAATGAATCAATATTTAGTAAAGAATATACATTTCAAAGTAGGACTGGTGCATTAAATGTTTTCGGAAATGAAGACAATAACAATGTATTTAACAATCTAGAATTAGATGATAGAACTAGTAGTACAAGTACATTAACAACGAATCCATCCAAATTTCTTTTTGTTAGTGGTGGGTCTTCAGCGAACCCTTCAATGGATTTTAAAGTTGGAGATATTGTTCGTGTGAATTACTTTAAAAGTGAATCATATATTATAGAATCAACTGGTTTTACAAATACAGATCAAGTTCAATATTGGTCTGGAGCTACTGCTGATGCAGACGGAGAAAATTTAGATGATAATCGTCAAATATTATTACATACACCTCATACTAGTCGTTATACGGAATTTGATAGTGATGGTATTGTAGTTACTGATCCCAATGGTAATCCTGTTACTAGCCAAGACATAAATCTTAAACGCAAAAATACTGATGAAACACCTCATGTATTAGAGGAAATAACAGATAGTTTCGTTGATCGTTTAGGTGTAACTGTTACTTCTTCTGAAAAAAAGGTAGAAAATTTTGTCCGTAATTTAACTGTTTTAGATGTATTTAAAAGCACATCTCTTAAAACAGGGAAAACACTTTATGAAATAAAGTTTAATGACAGTATTGGTTTAACAACTTTAGATGATAACGGTGATAGACAACCTACCACAGCTGGCGCTGATGATAGAGTTAGCTTTGAGATAATAGCGCGTGTTCAGAGCCCTGTTTCTAGATGTTCACAACTTAAAAAAGATATCTATGTTTATTCTTTTTCTTTAGAACCTGAAGAACATCAGCCAAGTGGTTCATGTAACTTTTCAAGGATTGATAGTGCTAAGTTATTATTTAATAAAACAGCTACAATAAGTAATATATATGCTGTAAATTATAATATTTTGAGAATTATGTCTGGGATGGGGGGATTAGCTTATTCAAGTTAAATATAATTATAATTAATATAGGTATAGTAAAATGGGTGGGGGATTATTACAATTAGTCATCAAAGGTAAAATGGATACATACTTGACTGGGAATCCCGAATTTACATTTTTTAAAGCGGTTTATAGAAGACATACAAACTTTTCTATTGAATCAATAAGACAACAAATTACTGACAAAGGGATGGGTGAAAGAGTTATAAAATCAAAATTATCACGTGCTGGAGATTTAATTGGCAAGATGTCTCTTGAAGTTAAATTATATAGAGGAGATGCGAGAAACACAACAGAAGGAGGAACTTATTTAAATTGGACTAATAATACAGCTCACGCATTTTTAAAAGAATGCGAATTAAAAATTGGGGGTCAAACAATCGATAAACACACCTCTAAATGGTTGGATATATATAATGAAGTTTATGATAAAGATGAACAAGAATGGATAGGATTAAATAAACATCCTGGTAAATTTGGTTATTTTAAGAAAGGTAATCGTAATCAGGACCCACATTACTTAAAACTTTATATCCCATTGCATTTTTGGTTTTGTGATAATCCAGGTTTATACTTACCAATAATAGCTATAACAAAACACGAGGTTGAAATTCATATGTTGATAAGATCAGTTGAAAATTTATTTAATTTAGATGGGCGACTAGCATTTACAAATACAGAGCCAGATGTAGAGTTATGGTGTGATTATATCTTTTTAGATGAAGATGAAAAAAGAAAATATATATTAGAAAAAAAAGCATATCTTATACAGCAAGTTCAAGTATACGAAAAAGAAATGGAATTAATAAATCCATTAAAATTATATCATCCTGTAAAACAACTTTTATGGGTAGTTCAAGAAAGGACTGTTAATTCAGAATCTGGTAGTGGTTCTTCGGATACAGATGCGCTTTTAAATATTTCAGGACAGTTACAGAATAATAAAAATGATTATTTTAATTATCAAGCAAATGCTCAAGGTAACAAGGAAATGATTTATGCGGTCCCTTCTTATGAATCTTTTAGAACAGCAAAATTACGATTAAATGGAATTGATCGTTTTTATGAGAGAGATGCTAGTTATTTTAGACTCCTACAACCTTTAAATAGTGGATTAAAAGTTCCTGGAAAACATATTTATATGTATAGTTTTTCTTTAAATCCTAAAGAGTTTCAGCCGAGTGGTTCATGTAATTTTTCAAGAATAGATGATGCTGAACTTATATTTACATCAAACTATAATTTCGTTAATGAAAGATTATGTGTTTATGCTATAAATTATAATGTTTTAGTTGTTTCTTCGGGTATGGCTGGTTTAGTTTATAAATAATTGTTTATTTTTTATTTCATTTCTTAGTTTCTTTATTTCTTCTAGAAAGAACTCTTTCATTTTTATTCTTTCAGAACGTTCCTCTTCTAGTTTTTCTTCTAATTCTCTTATCTTTTTGTTTGTTTCTTGAGCACCTTTTACAAGATAAGGTGTTAATTTAGAATAATCAATACCAAGGAAACCAGATTTGTCTTTCGTTACAATATATGGGAATAATGGTTTAACATCTTGAGCTATAAATCCTATATCTTTTTTATCTGTTGATTTTAATCTGTATGTTACAGGTTTTAATAAATCAATCTTATCATTTATGTTATCTTCCATTAGTAAGATGTCTTTTTTAAGGGCTCTGTCTGAAGTTGTCGTCCATCCAAAAGCAGAATATCCCCTATATTTTACATAAAAATATCCTCCAACCCTTATATATCTTGTTGCAGTTCCATAGCCATAACCAAAGATAAGTGAATCAGTCCCTTTTCTACTAGAAGGATCTATGTAAAGATTAAAGGAAGCAGATGAAGCTCCTGTTGGACCAGCATCGTGTCCAAGACATGTATTATAGTGTCCTTTTGAGAGATAATATCCACTATAATAACCAAGACATGTGTTCCTGTATCCTGATGAATTTACAAATCCTGCCCTAGCCCCTATAAATGTGTTTAACTCTCCAGATGAATTATAGTAACCTGAATCAAATCCTATGAATGTATTATAATCGGCATTTGAATTTGAATACCTTCCAGTCCGATATCCTATATATGTATTACCAGTTATACTTGAACTACTCTTGATACTGTTACCAGAAAGATATCCAAGATACATACTTGAATTTGCTCCAGTTATATTAACATTATTAATGCTTGATATGGTAAGGGTTTTGTTTGAAGGGATTGTTACACCACCAGACAAATCTGAAGAGAGTGTTCCTGTGAACTTTATACTACCAATTACAGAAAAACTTCCATTAATCAGGACACTTCTAGCAGACATATTTCCATAGATAAGTGACCCACTACCTCTCCTTGAATTATCAATGTATAATCTATCACTTAAACCTGTTTCATTTGTAGATGCGCCGGCGTAATATCCAATAGAAATATTACGGTGACCTGTTGTTTGTCTTCCAGCAAAATATCCAATAGATACATTGTAAGTTCCCGTTGTACTATAAGCTCCAGCCCAACCACCAATCCCAATATTGGAACCTCCACTTGTAGCTGCTCTTCCTGAGAAACTGCCAATAAAAACATTATAACTTGAACTGGTGATTGATCTACCAGAATCATAACCTATTACAGTATTAAGGGATCCACTGTTAATTCCCTGTAAAGCGTTATACCCAATACCTATATTATTTGAGAAATTTCTTGTTCCTGAACTTGGACCCAAACACGCATTATAACCAATTGCGACATTATTACTTCCATTTTGTAGAAATCTTAGGGCAAATAGTCCCATTCCTACATTTGATGTTCCAGAAAGATATTCGCCACAATGTCTTCCTATTAAAGTGTTATTGTCGCTTGTAAGATATCTACCACACGCATAACCTATACAGACGGAATAATTAACATTTGTATCACTCGTAGTTGCTTGTAAACAATCTCTTCCTATTGCGATATTACCTGATCCAGTTACATAATAACAATTATTATGACCAATACCTATATTATCACTACCATTACCATTAGCCCCAAAAAAATTATGTTCACCAACAGCTACACAATTATTAAATGTTTTTGCAGAAACACCTCTGAGATTGTTACTACCTACCGCTACATTATTAGAACCAGTTGTTAAAAATATCATATTTGATAAACCTAATGATGTATTACTACCCCCTGTAGTTAATTCAACTAAATTATGATAACCAAAAGCAGAATTCCCCACCGCTCCATCTGTAATATCTAAATGCGCTCCATATGTTCCAAAAAAAGTATTATATATTAAATCGGTTTGATTTACATTGTGACTATTGTTTGTAAAGAATAAATTATAACCAAAACTTGTTCTTCCATCGGAAGGATTTACATCTATATTGTTATCTTGTAATGTTAGTGAAGTTGCCGTCAATGATGCTGATATTTCATTTGACGACAAAGTTCCCTCAACAGTTAAACCACCTTTAACAGTCAAATTACCACTGGAATTTGCTGTGTTATTGGATATAACAACATCAGCATTGAATGTAATGTCTTGATTACTACCGCTTTGATCACCATAAATAAGTGAATTTGATCCAGTCCCATTACTGTCACCCTTTGTATCTATATAAAGTTTATAATCATCATCGGCTTCATTTGTTGTTGGTCCCACTCCATAACCAATACAAATATTTCTAAAACCCGTTGTTATTCGGTAACCTGCATCGTATCCTAAAGCTACATTTCTTTCACCCGTCGTAATATTGTAACCAGCACTTTTCCCTATAACTGTGTTACTGTGTCCACTAGTGTTACTGTGTAAAGCATAAACACCTACACCGGTATTTTCGTAACCCGTCATGTTCGCCCCTGCTTGTCCTCCTATTAATGTATTGCGGATTCCAGGGTTCAGAGGCATCTGATATCCTATCATAGTATTTTCGTATTGATTATTATCCCCTGTCAATGTACCTATACCTCTATTTTTATTAGTAATTTGTATGTTTCTATAGGGGTAGCTTGCGTCCCCTTTAGGGAAATTAATTTTATAGTGATTAGAATCATTTGCCATACCACCCGCCCATATTTTTACTTCGCCACCTTCTACTTCGAGTGTCCCTCCACTATCCCCTTTACTGATTGTAACATCCGCATTAAAACTCAATGTTTGTGCACTCTCTGAACTTTGATCTCCATAAATAAGCGAATTTGATCCAGTCCCATTACCGTTACCCTTTGTATCTATATAAAGTTTATAATCATCATCGGCTTCATTTGTTGTTGGTCCTACTCCATAACCAATACAAATATTTCTTTCACCAGTTGTTATTAGGTTTCCAGCGTTTGCTCCTAAAGCTACATTGCGATGACCACTAGTAATATTGTAACCAGCACTTTTCCCTATAACTGTGTTACTGTGTCCACTAGTGTTACTGTGTAAAGCATAAACACCTACACCGGTATTTTCGTAACCCGTCATGTTCGCCCCTGCATTTGCTCCTATTAATGTATTGCGTAACCCAGGGTTCAGAGGCATCTGAAATCCTATCATAGTATTTTCGTATTGATTATTATCCTCCGTCAATGCTCCTATACCTCTATTTTTATTAGTAATTTGTATGTTTCTATAGGGGTAGCTTGCATCCCCTTTAGGGAAATTAATTTTATAGTGATTAGAATCATTTTCCATACCACCCGCCCATATTTTTACTTCGCCACCTTCTACTTCAAGTGTCCCTCCACTATTCCCTTTACTGATTGTAACATCTGCGTTAAGTTTTATTGTTTGTAATGTAGTATCACTTTGATCTCCAAGTAATAAAGGTGTATTTGAAGGACCTCTTGTATCAATATATACTTTAAAATGTTCAATGTTACTTGTAGACGCATCATAATTTTCATCAGTTGTTAGAATTTCAACTGGACCCGCGTCGGGACCTATAACAATGTTTCTTGATGATGTTCCTTTTAGATTGTAGCCTGATTTATATCCCATAAAAGCATTACCCGTATAACCTGAGCTAACATTACTATCATTACCATTTATATAAAAACCACTACGATAACCAATAAAAGTATTAAAAAGGGATGTATCTGTATTAAATCCAGCTTCTCTCCCTACAAATACATTACCATCTCCATTGGAGTGATAACCACTATTAAATCCTATAAAAACACTGTCATCGCAATTAGAGTTAAAACCTGAATGATCTCCAACATATGTATTATAATTTCCCCCTAATCCTGTTTTCAAACAATTATAACCTATAAAAACATTATTGGTTATATTTTTATTTAAACTGGAACCATTACCGGCAAAAGATCCTAATGAAGTATTATAACTTCCATTTATTTCTTTTGATGATTGATAACCCACATATGTATTGTAATCGGATGTAGAAGAATTTATACCACAACTAGAACCAATAAAAGTATTAAATTTACCTCCTTGGTTTTCTTTTCCAGATTCAAAACCATAGAATGTGTTATCAATAGCCTCATTTGTAGATTTGTATCCAACACTATACCCAACAAATGTTGATCTAGTATTGCTTTCTCCTCTTATTCCTCCATCCCCCTTCCCCACATTATAACCAAAAAGAAATGTACTGTTGTCTTCTGAAAAATCAAGGTTAGAAGGATTCGCAATTGCTACAGCACCTTCATCTTCAAATCTAAGAGTACCATTAAATGTTTGATCACCACTGATAGTTAAATTTCTAAAATACCCGTCAAAGTCTACGTTACTATTGTTTATTTGACCAATTATATGGCGTGAATCATTAACAACTGGGGTTAAAACTGCAGAAGTTCCAGATGGGTTTTCTGTAAGAGTTATATCTGGTAAACTACCTGATGAATAACCCAAACCTTTATTAGTAATTGTAATGCTATCTACTTCACCATCACCATTAATCGTACATGTAGCTGTGGCGGTGAAATTATCTCCAAAAGGAGAAGGTGAAATTGTTATTTGTGGTGCTGTTGTATATCCACTACCCGTATTAGAGATAGTTATACTTTCTATAATACCCCTTTTCACAGATATTCCTTCATCATTTATTGTTAATACATCTACACCATCCTGAATATCAAATTGTAATGATGTGTCTCTTTCTGTCTGATTAGTTTGAGTTTTAATAATTGTTTTTTGTAAATTATCAGAAAGATTATATTCATTTTTTATGCTTAAATTTTCGTTGTCATCTTTCCCTATATTTATATAATGAGATGAATGAAAGCCACTTGTTGAATAAATTTTAAAATTATCTGATATATTTGATACAAAACTTTGTGAATTATTTACAATTAAACCATTGCTACTTGATGTTAGACCTGTCCCAGCTATAGCTGACAAAAAATTTGTCATGGTAGGCATCTTAGTATTTGTATCTCCCGCCGAATAAATTAATATTTTATCGTTCTGCGAATTTAATGCGTAATTAGAAGTGTCGCCATTACTATCATGTGTTGACAAATCTAATTCAACAGAAACATTATTTGCTAAATTACCACCACCTGTTAATCCAGGTCCAACTTTTAAACTTGTTCCATATGGTCTTGAGTTAGATAGAATATATGTAGATGGTCCCGAAAAAGACCCATTATTATTATTTGAAAGGACAACATCTGCGTTTTTGGTAGAACTATCATAATTTGTTATTACACCTGTAAAACTATCGTCAATATCATAAATACCATAACCATAAGAAATAAATAACCAACCTTGATAATGATTATTAATATTACTAGATTCGGGATATCTTGGATCATCTGTAGAGGTTGATTCCTGTCCAAGTAGGAGAGAATAATTACTATATGTTCCTGTAAAACCACTTTCTGGATATTTTACTAATTTATACAATGTTGTTGTATTTGTAACTGGTATAGCATTTTCTGTGGCGCTATTTCCCGTATTAATATATAGTCTTCCATTAATATGATCATAATGTCTAACAACGCCATAAAATTTAGTCCATGATGTGATACTCGAGTCTTTATTTGTTAATTCTACTGTCCATGAACCATTTGATATTTGTGTTACTAATGGAGATGAACCATCATCTATGAGAGAAGCTGTTTGATTGATTAGTATGTAACTAAATTCTGTTGTTGATCCTGTAAATCCAACGTCTGAACAATTACCTTCTATCTTATCTAATCCCCATACTTCAAGACTATTTTTACTCCATTCTAATCTATTTTGTGAAGAAATAGGGACATCTATAGTAACCTTTGGAATATAACCTCTACCACCATCATGTAGCTCTATAGAATCTATTTCTCCATTAGAATCTAAACTGGTAATTTGAATACTCGCGGGTATGATTGTATTGTTTGATAATGAAAATACACGATTACTATGGGTGCCAGTTGGAATTTCAAATGACCAATCTACAACAATAATATTAGATGACGATGAAATTGGGTAATCTGATATTACATTATTCGCTGTAGATGATGTTATAGTTCCATGATAAAGATGGCTATTAATATCTACATAGATTGTCCAATTTTGAAAATAATTATCAACAATATAATTTTGACTTTCATCATCAAATGTTATGATCACACTTATTATTATTTCTCCATCACTACTTACATTCATTAAACCACTAAAATGACCTTCACTCAATTTATATTGAGTTAAAGTTGTTGTGGGTGATGTAAGGTCACTTGAAAGAGTAGCTGTTTTATTTGATGAAGTATATCCATAAATAATTCTTTTAAAATTAGGATTAATTGTTTCAATTATCCATCCTCTGTAATAATTTAGAATATTTTTAGCATTTGATGAAAGTATAATGGTGTCTGTATGTGCACCTGTGTTCCCCCCAACACTATCATTTTCTCTTAATTTTCCACCTGTCATATTTACTTCAGTCCTTACTTCAGGAATATAGTTTGGATCGTAACCTTGTCCTCTATTACTAATAGTCGCTTCTGTAATTACACCCTGATCATTTGATGTCATTGTTATTATACCACCATATCCAACATTATTAATACGCAAAACATCTCCGACAGTTCCTTTATTAGCTGGTAGTTCCATCGTGTAACCAGGAGACTGAGTATTTATCGCGGGTCTAAAACTAGAATAATTTGTAGGTCTAGAAGTATTGAGTCTTATTTCACGACTTTTGAGTATATTTGTATTTCCTGTAGCATCTATTTTTAAACTGTCGTGTTTTCCACTATTTATATCGCTACCACCAGTATTTGAAAAAAGGATCTCACTCCCACTATATTTATTGGAATAACTCTTTTTATAGGTATTTACATCAATACCAGCTGTATCTATGTAATCTCCATTAACATAAGCATCATATGATATCACCCCAATATGATTTCTATGATATGTTTCTGTTTTGTTTATTGTATTTCCTCTTGCTCTAGCAAAAACTAAATCAACAGCGCCCTCATCTTCATTTTTTACAACATCAAATTTCATCTTACCTGTATTCGTTTGTTCATTGATACCGTTGATATTTTTGTCAGAATTAACAATGACTGTTTTATTTGATGCTACTTGTCCGTCTGAAACTTCATTTAGTTTTGCTAAATCACTCTCTCTTAATTTAGAACTGCTTCCACCACTTCTATCTACAAGTGTAAAGTCACCTCTAAAAGAAATATCTCTTGGAATATCTATACTTCTGTCTAGGATAGATCCCATAACAGAAGAAGCCCTACTAATACTTAATGAAGAAGCCATTATAAAACCCTATATATATTATAGTATTGTAAAAATATAAATCTAAATAAACTATAAAAAATATTTATATTAATTATATGGAAAGTAAAAAAGATAATTCGAGTAACACAAGATTTTATATATTACTGACTATTTTATTGATATTGTCTGTAATAATTTCATACTTTAATTTAAAAGTGACAACAGTAACCCCTACATTTGAAAATGCCAACTATGATAATATTTTGAAACACATAAAAATGTTAAAAAAATCAAAAAAATATACTTAAAAAAATATACAATTATATAATTATATAAAAAAATGGAAGGAGAAAATTACAGAAACTTTGATATTGTTGTCAGCAAGATGAGAAAGTTTTTTAAGGAAGTTAAGGGATTTAGAGAAGTCCATCCTCAAAACAAAAAGTCAATTTTGGCTGCTTGTGAAGATCCAAAGACGATCGCTACTTATAACTACGAAGGTCAAATTTGGCCTCTTCCCCAGACAGGACAGATGTGGCTTGAACACTATCTACTAGAACATCCAGATGAAAATGGTTTCTTTTGCGTATCTACATCATACCGTAATGAACCTGATCCTGTTCCAGGACGCCATGATAGGATCTTCCCTATGTTTGAATTTGAACTAAAGGGTGGCATGGATGAACTAAGAAAGATGGAGGGAGAACTACTTGATTACCTTGGTTTCCAGAGAAAGGAAGATGGAACATTCCCATCGGATGATTATGATAATGTATGTAAGACATATGGTGTTGATGTTGAAAAAGGTGAATTAGAAAACGAACATGAAGAACGTCTAGGTGAAGATCATGGTCCCGTATTCTTCCTTGAGAACTTCCCTGAAAGAACTTCTCCTTTTTGGAACATGAAGCTTCACGATAGCAAGCTTCATTCTAACAAGATTGATGTTATTATGCATGGTATTGAAACTATTGGAAGTGCGGAGCGTAGTTGCGACCCTGAAGCTATGCGCAATACATTTTACACTATTTCTGGTGGAGAATACGCAAACACTCTATTCGCGCAGTTTGGAAAGGCTCGCGTTGAAGCAGAACTTGAAGAATTCCTTAAGAAGCCATTCTTCCAAAGATCGGGTGGTGGTATTGGTGTAACACGTATGATTCGTGCTATGAAGCTTTCAAATCTTCTAACGGAAAACTAAGCATTTTTAAATTCTTCTCTTAACTTCATTAATATTTTTCCATGATTATTTTCACCTTTATCTTCTTTTTTTACACCCCAGTAGTCATCTATTCTAAATCCTTTATGGATTAGTAATTTTTCTTCAGTATTTATCAATTTATCGATAAATTCTCTATTTGATTGGTAGTATTCTCTAGATATTTCTTCCATTATCTTTAATCTTACACTATTCCAGTCACTTCTTAAAGTAAAATTGTTTTCTTTAAAAGATGTCGGACCACCAAATTTTTTAGCATCATTTGGAGTTAGTACATCAGTAACATTGGTTGATAAGGCCAATCTGTATTCTTCAACCATCGGATCATCATCTGCTACTTTTTGTGCGTGAAAAGCATGTTCAACTGTTGGATATTCCATACCATTATACTTGAAAGGATTTGCTATATTAAATGTAGAAAGCCATTTGTTTTCTTTAGAATTACTGTAGTAATATAGTTTCTCTTGTCCCACCCTATTTACATCTAATAACTTCATCCATTCTTTAGTTAATTCTATGTAATCTGGATTTTTATTTTTAGTATCTTTTATAATTGAACCATGTTGTTGTTGTTCTTTCTTTTTCCATGGATGTGGGGTATTATTTTGTAGGTTGTTGAATAATGTTTTATTCCATTTTGTGTTATATCCTGTTTTTTTTGTAAGTTCAAGGTATTTTTCACGCGTTATTATACCCTTATTTTCCTTAAATAAATTAAATATATTAATAATTAGTTGATTTTTTTTATCTTTATTTTCTTCTTGAACTTCTTGAACTTCTTCTTCCATTTGTGGTTCAGGTTCATATTCACCCTTTCTTATTTGATCTTTAGGGACATAAAATGTTTTTTGATTTTCATCAACAATTTTATACATCCCTTTTACTTCAGTTGTACTCTTTATAAAACCACTTGTAATTACTCCTTTATGGTCCCAATTTACAATATCACCTTGAGAAAACTTTATACCATCATCTTCTGTCTGCTTCTTAGATTTTTTTATTATTTTCTTTTTTTCACTTTCTACTTTATTCATTAGTGTTACTTCGGGCTTTTTAACCATATGATAAGGTTGAAATGTTTCTATCAAATTTTTAATATCAATGTATTCTTCATTTAATCGTTTAACAAGTGAAACATATTCTTTTCTTAATAATACTTTTTCACTTTCTTCAAAGTTATTGATGTCTTTTAATATTTCTCTACATCTTTTAGTCTTTTCTACTCTACTCCTGTAAAAGTTTTCAATATCTTTTTTTTTATTTTGAACATTAATTTTGTAAAAATTGTCTGTTATTTTTTTCATTTCTTCTTCTATCTTTTTCCTTTTTCTGGTATCTTTTTCAATACTTTCAGAAACATCCATATATTCATTTATCTTCTCTAAATTTAATCCCGCCTCAAGTTCATTTTTCAATAGGTTCATATCTTTTTCATAATGAACATATTTTGGGAAATTAATAACTATTTTCATCCCACAATCTTTATCACCATCTTTTCCTCCACAACTCAAACTAACTTTATCGTATTCTTCTTTGAATTCTTTATTTGTAGGACATCCTTTACATCTTAGAAAATTGTCTTTTGTTGATAAAAATTTAATCTTTTCATCGTAAAAAATGCTTATGCTTTCTAGATAATAATCAACATCACTTTGCTTTGACATTATTCTTTTATAATTATAAATATATTAAAGTATGAACTCATTATTTTTTATAATATCTTTTAGTTTATAGATTTTTC